AAAATGAGTTTTTTGAGCTTTTTTTGTTAACAAATCCTTTAACAGAAAAAGCTCAAATCCAAAAAAGTTTATGGTCACAACCTGTTTTTCCATGAAAAAAGTGACTGCATGTCAGTCACAACAAATTTTTTTACAAAAAGTAGTTCAAAGAAATCCATTTTGGACATTTTTAAAAATGTCCATTTTCAAAAAGTTGCACAACTTTTTGTTCAAAAATAATTAATTAATTATTGAAATAATTTAGTTAACACTTCTTTACTGCATACTAATATTTTATTATATTAAGACTGCATGGGAGGGTTCATTGAATATTTTTATATAAGATATTGTTGGGTGGTCGCTTCGCTCCCGGGGGGCTTCGCCTCCATCTACATAAAGAACATGTTAATGTTCTCAAATAACCTATTATTGTATACCTATGTATAGAACCCTTCTATAAAGGTCGCGAAGCGACCTGGGGGGCTTCGCCCCCCTTAGAAAACCAAATACAAGTATTACAATATTCGATTTTGTAAATGTTCTCAATCTCCAAAAAAAGAAATCCGTTAAATATTACAAAAATAGATATTGTAAAATAAAAAAGGTACATTGTAAGATTACAAAAAATGTACAAAAACCAGTAGTTTGAATTCTAGTATTACAATACAAAGTACAATGTAGGATTTGTAATTACAAGTTGTACAATTTGTAAAAAAGAGTGGTTTTCTATAATTTGTAAAAGAATTGTATTTTTAGTACATGCAGTACCAAATATTATATTACTGTTATAAATTAACAGCATAATTAGTGTGGGTTTTTAGCGAAATTATTTTATTTGTTAAAAATCGTTTATACTATATGGTATGGAGAACCCAGATTTTCCCCCAAGCGCATGCAGAGATGAAAACTCAGATAACAATGGAGACAACAACGAGGACAACTCAGGAAACCCACCCTACGACAACTCAGGAAACCCACCCTACGACAACTCAGGAAACCCACCCTACGACAACTCAGGAAACCCACCCTACGACAACTCAGGAAACCCTCACTACGACAACTCAGGAAATGAAGTAGATTCCAATTGTGATGAATGTAATAGTCATTTATGTAGAGATGGTCGAGATGGCCGAGATGGTCGTGACGGTAGAGATGGTCGTGACGGTCGTGATGGAATGAATGGTGTAGGGTGTCGTGGACCCACTGGACCAAGAGGACCTGTTGGTTGGAAAGGTTGCAAAGGAGATACAGGTGAGACAGGTCCCACTGGACCAACTGGTGACCAAGGAGAACAAGGACCAACGGGTGAACAAGGACCAACGGGTGAAATGGGACCAACGGGTGAAATGGGACCAACGGGTGAAATGGGACCAACGGGTGAAATGGGACCAACAGGAGAACAAGGACCAACGGGTGAACAAGGATCAACGGGTGAACAAGGATCAACAGGTGAAATGGGTCCCACTGGTGAAATGGGTCCCACTGGTGAAATGGGTCCCACGGGAGAACAAGGACCCACAGGAGAACAAGGACCAACTGGATTTACTGGACCAGTATATGACTTTTCTCCAACATTTATACACGCATTTTCTGTAACTGAGCAAGCAATTGCAACAGAACAAGCAATTGCATTTGATTTATATTCATCCAAATCAGGAGATTGTGATCATATTCCAGGGGATACAGATGTATGGGTATGGAGAGCAGGATCCTATTTTGTTCATATTAATATACATCACACTGAACCATGTCAATTCACAATATTCAAAAATAATATTCCTGTAATTGGATCCATCTTTTCTTCCCCCACAGGCGCAACTCAAAATTCCCATAGTGTAATTGTAGATATATTACCAGTTGATATAAGTGCACCCACATCTCTTTCACCGAGTGGTCTTGCATGCAAATTGCGCCTAATAAATCATACATCGTTTGTTCCAATTGTAACCATCAACGGTGTTGCCGGAGGCGGGAGTGCATCACCCGATTCTACTGCAACCATGAGTGTTATTTTATTGAAATAAACTCATCTATAGCGCGAAAATCCAATATAATTATCATTTTGCATATTTTATGAAAAATGATAAACCACCAATCCCGTACACCCACAACCTCATAATTTGACCAAATCATTTATAAAGTTCTCCTCCTCATTGCTCAAATTCGATGTATCAAAGTCGAATTTTTCATCGGTTAAAATAGAAACCATATTTGTTAAGTCTTCGTCGTTCGGATTCCGTTTTTTTATGTTTTGACAATATTCATATTGTTTGTAAAAGTCATTTATAAGTTGTTTTTTTTTCTTTTCAATATCATCAGATGCAGTTTTGTATTTGGTTTGCCACTTTTTCACAGATTGTATAACGCGTTTTGTCATTTTAGTACGACGTTCTATTAGTTGTTTTGCTTTCCGAGTAATGGATTTCATCTTTTTGGTACAATCCATAATACGTTGTCTTGGGAGAATTCTGGTTCCAGCCATTCTATATATATTACCAAACATAATAACCCCCCTTAATACACCAAAATTGTTTATATTGTTTATTATATTATATAGGCCACCCCTGAAAAGAAAACATATAAATATAACCAAGTTTATAGTACATTATACAAATGATGCAAATTGTTTTACAAAATGAACGAATTTGTAAATTCTATGAACAAAATCCCACCCTCAATTTCGAAGCAATCAACTTAATATTTGTAGAGTTGTTCGAAAAGTTGCTCTCCAATGTAAATACCACCATGAATGCAACTATTAATTCGCAAATTCTCACCAATGTGAATGACAATACAAAACGGATTGACGATTTGAACACGTGTATTCACCACCTGGAAGACAAAATCACTCATTTAAATCTGGATATTACATCGAAATTAACATCGAAATTTGTGGATGTAAAAAAAGAATATGTGGATGAGTTGAGAACAATTGTAGTTCAAAATACAAATGAGAACATGGGAACCCTCTTGGAAAAGAATAATTCTACATTAATGGATAAAACGGCACTATTATTGAACGATGTGGTCCCCAAAAGCAATCATCAATCCTATAATCAAATACAGGATTCCTTACGATTCTTCTACAAATCCCTGTCGGATGATACCAAAGTTCTCTTGAACCACATGGACAACAATAGTTTAAAAGATTATATTAATTCGTTTGAAATGAAATCGAATCTCATGTTGCAGAACATTCAACAACCCATATATAGTTTTATAAAGGCAACAGAAGAACGCATAAACATGAATATTTTAATGTTAAAAGAAAATTCTTCTTCGAATTATAATGTTCAAAATAAATTGATGGGAGAACTTTCAGAATTCATCGAAAATATTCGAAAAACAAATCAAGAAGAAATCGTCAAACACACAAATGCAATTAAAGTGGATGTGTTATTAAATCAATTGTATAATAGTGCAGACATAAGAAATGTAAAAGAAGATTCTATTTATATGAATAAATATTCGAGAACATTGAATACCTTAATGTCATCCAATAATGCAGACAAATTTATATTAAAACGGCATCAAATGCCCAAAATAGTAGTATACAATATGGATATTGAGTGTAATGTGAGTGTAGATGAAATCCGCGAGTTTGTTACCACATTAGAAGAGAACAATTGTAATGGAGTCTTTATTTCCCAGCGCAGTGGGTTTGTATCAAAACCTCATTTTCATATTGATATTCAAAATAAATTGATTATGGTGTATGTTCACAATGTAGGGTATTCCTCTGATAAAATAAAAAATGCAATAGATATTATTGACAATCTTTCTATTAAAATGCGGGAATATAATGGAGAACATTCCAATGATTTTATTATAGATAAAGATGTATTGGATGAAATAAATAAGGAATATCAATTGTTTATAAGTCAAAAAGAAGGAATAATAAATTCGCTGAAAGACCATCAAAAGAAAATGTTCTCCCAAATCGACGATTTCAAATTACCCACATTGGACAAATATTTGTGTACCAAATACAGTGCACCTATACATAAACCTGGATTGAAATGTGATTTATGTAAGGCGTTTAATGCAAATAATTTGAAGGCATTGGCAGCACATAAACGGGGATGTAATCGTAAAAATCATACAAATCAGGTGCAATCCATTCCACTCGATAATACATGACAAACCAATATTACACCCAATAGACCCAATAGTTAGATATTTATGTGATGTAAATAAAGAGAACATTACATAATACTAATAGTATGAGGTTTTATGCAGTAGCAAACGGTAGAACAAAAGGCATTTTTACAGATTGGAATAGTTGTTTAGAATCGGTAAAAGGGTACAGAAATGCATTGTATAAGAAATTCGACAGCGAAGAAGAAGCCAAAATATACATAGAAATCCACAATATTATTTCGGAAAATCCCCCAATAGAAGTGGCAACCACTATTCCGCCACCACCCGAAGAATTTGTTCCAGATTATTATGTATACACGGATGGAGCATGTTCCAATAATGGAAAAAAAGATGCATGTGCAGGTATAGGACTATTTTTTGGCTTAAACGATCCACGTAATGTATCCAGAAGAATCGAGGGAAAACAAACCAACAATATTGCGGAATTGAGTGCGCTTATTGAAGCCTATTATATTATAGAAGAGGACATTTTGAATGGCAAGAAAGTGGCAATTGTAAGTGATTCCGAATATGCACTCAAATGCGTATCCACTTATGGCAAAAAATGCGAAGAAAAGAATTGGACTACTATAATGCCCAATAAAGAATTGGTAAAACGAGCATATCAAATCTATAAGAATAGCCCCAATATTAGGTTTATACATGTAAAAGCGCATACAACCAACGAAGATATGTATTCAGTGGGGAATGCACATGCGGATAGTTTGGCAAATCAAGCGCTTGGCTTAGAAAGGTGTCCTTATAATAAAATCAAAAAAAGATGAACCCCTCACCCCACCTCCCCCATACAACATTACAATTATAATAATAGTACTATAATTGTAAAATACAACTGCATTTATGGTGTCCTTTTTAGGAATACAAAATATATAGTATATAATATATAACACAATGCCCGAGAACAACAATGATGAACATGAAAATCACGGAAACAACGGAAACAACGGAAACAACACCACGCCCCCAAATAGTCCCCCAGCCCCAGATGCCTCATTCAATGTCCCTGTTATTGTAAATTATAGTACAAATGAGACAATAACACATACTGGATTTGAAGTAGTAAACCAAATTGGCACCACACAAGATGGAGAACATGTTGTCCATACCACATTCACATCTACCGATCCAAATCATTTTTTACCCAATATAGAGGAAAATCTAGTAGAAGTAATTGATGTCTATAACGACGAATTGCCTGGCTCTACAAATAGTCATACAGAATTATTCAATGAACTCACCCTATATGCATCGAAGATTCAATGTTCGGATTTCCACGGAAAGGGAACCATCGACGATTATGCAGAATTGTTTCGCGCGGCATCAAAGATTGCAAATGAAACCAAACAAATCGAATTGGATGTAGATATTGAAGGGTTCAATGAAATCAGTCAGGCAGCAGATGACCTAAGTAAATTATTCCACAATTTCACAGTAAAGTTGCAGAATGTGAATATAATCAACGACACCCTCTTTTTAACTGCAGTTGTAAACGCACTCAAAAAACTGTGGGAATTGTCGGAAATCTTCGGAAAGTTCAAAGAAACCATTTTGACAACCACCACAATTCAAGTTCCCAAATCCGTCCATGATACATCCCTAATATTGCATGGTGTAATGGATGAAATTGATTGTGCAATGAATTACATTTCGCATTTTGTATCCCCGGGAACCGAAGTTCTCCCAAGCGCCGAATTATCAGCAGATGAAAAGAATATCATCACAAATGCAGTGTCGACAATTGACAATTGGAATGTATTATGTGAACAAGGTGTAAGTATTGCCATGGCGGATGACCCAGATGTACAATATATTAAAACTGTAAATAGCACATTGAAACAAACCAATCTTGCTCTAAAAAGTCTCACTGCAACATTACAGACGAAATTAAATGGTTATATCAATATGTAACTTTTCGGGTTTTCGAGTGCCCATAGCCATATTTTTGGCGGGCTTTTTTCGCTAAAAGAAACGCTTTTTTTCTGTGATTGCAACCCGATTCCAATATAGAATAGTCCACCGCGGCGGATTTGCCAGCAGTGAGCGCACTTGCTAGCCGTGCAATGCCCCATGAACGGGCAGTTTGATTGGGTCGGGAACCCGAGGAATAATACGCCCCTTCACCTTTATGGACAATTTTCTGTAATGCATCTAGTGTGCACCCCGTGGCACGAACCAATTCTTTGCCAGGTATTATTTTGTCCACCCCATATATTTTGCGGGCGTTTAAGACATGTTTGGAGGTTTTGTTTTTGTAAGAAGCCAGCGCAGGTCGTTCAAAATATTTGTGTTGTTTATAGAGTCTGCGGGATTTTTGTAGCATTTGCGCTTGTTTCTTTTTATCTTTTTTGGTTAAATTTTGCGGCAAATAATTTAATGGAACAAGAATCATAACTATACTATAATATTATATTCAAAAATAATATTATATTGACAAAAAACAAATATAATATGTATAATATATTATTAGACATAAAATGCAAGAAAATCCAAAACAACTATTCACAAAACGTCATAGTTTTGATACAACCATCTATAATTTTTATGAATGTATATACAATTTGTATAATAAAAAGTACAAATTGTTCGATGAAAAGCGCAATATTAATACAGAGTTAAAAAATATGCATTTAATATTTGATACATGTATTATAGAAGATAATACACATTTGCAAATACCCGAAATCGGAAAAAATGACCGAAAATCTGTCTTTATAGAGGATTATCATGCATATGTAGATAGCAATCCCGAATTCATAGAACTGTATAAACGCTTTATAATAGACTGTGTGAAACCCTTGTATCCAGAAGAAACTCATATTTTATATCAAAAAACCCCGAATTTAAGAATATCTTTTCCACTTACAACTGCAATTGGACGGCGTCCAGATACAGATCCCGATAAATTTATTATTGGATTACACAATGATTCCGAATTTGGTCACCCCCCTGAAGAAATGAATTTTGTAATTCCAATTACGTGCATGTTTTCTACAAATTCCATATATTATGAAGAAACTCCGAATTCAAATATGGAATATAATGAATATAGTTGTTTAGAATTAGTTGAAAATGAATTCTTTCAATGTTATTTTAATCAATTGAAACATTATAATCGCATTAATGGAACAGGAAACACGCGTATTAGTTTAGACTTCCGTATAATACCATATTCCAAATACAATGCAAACTATAATGAAACAAGTATAACGAATAATAAAAAATTGCAATTGGGGGAATATTTCGAGTTGATTTAATTTGAGGGTAACCCCATACAACTCCTCCACCAAGAAAAAAGATGTCCAATCTTTTTTTCGACTTACCTAGTTACTTACCCACTTACCTTCACAAACGAACTAGCCCCCAACTTATTGTGAAATGTCCTGAAACAGTCTCTGTATGATTTCTCTGCTGGTCACATTGTATGGAGATAAATCAGGAACATGTGTAAAATTGACGAATTTCAAATCAAATACTTCGCCACTGTGTCCCTTTTTACGCTGTGCAATGCGATCCATGATGGCACTTACCACGCGACGATCACCAATTTCATGTAAAGGCAAGGAAAACAAATCATAATGACGCCCTTCCCCCAAGGAATGAATGTATTTGGATTTAATGTCGAGTCCCAATTCTTCGCGTATTTCTCGCAACGCCGTTTCCAATTCATTGGCATCACCCAATTCGCGCCCACCTTTAATAACCCCTTTGCGTATATTTTCGAACAAGGGCAAACAGCGGAAATTCACGTGATAATAGGGGGTTACCCCATCCACGACCCCGTCCCTGCCCTCGCCCCCATCCACCAACTCGGGAACATCATACCGAATTTCCATGTTGTATTTTGCAGACAAATTAAACGCAATTTTCATAAAATGTTTCTTCACAGTGGATACTATGGGTTCGCCCTCAATGCACGCAGTAGCAGCAGCAGCATCCGTTTCAGTCAAATAATAGCGTTGTAGATCTTCAATAACATCTCCCTCTAAAACAATGTCAGTCAAATATACCGACTCCTTACCTACTAATACTCCAATTTCACCCTTGTCATTCTTATCCCAAATGATAACGGCAGACCCTTTTTTGGTAGAATGAGTATATGTATTGTTGCTTGGCATTTCACTTTTTTTTACTATAATCACTTAAGTGTGATGAATAATACTATATAATTTTATAATAACGGATTTCAATTTTTTACATACAAAATATGTAAAAAATCACAAATAGTAGTCACCACCCTCCCTACATCCTACTTTTTCGGGTACAACATAATTGATTTCTCTAGCGTTTTCTCGGAAAATACAATGGATTTTTCACTAATCAATCCACTATTATGGTCATCAATGGAAACCTTTTTCGAAA